GAGCAATACTTAGTTCCTTCCACCTCTGACGGCTTCACGAAATAAGGTTCATCACACTCCTGACAGAATACCTTTTCATCTCCACCATCCCAGCTCGGGTGATTTTCTCCTTGCCATTCGCGGGATTTAAACGACGACTCGCACCCTTTCCCACAAAAGTAGTTTTTCTGTTCGTATCCATCTACTTCACTAATGTGAGATGGAGGAATGTGTATACTCTCCCCACACTCTGTGCATTCTGTGTCTAAGCCATCTCTCCCCATAAATTTGTTAGCACAGTCACGAGAACAGAAAAAGTTCTCACGATTACCCCTTTCCCTTTCATATGGGTAATACTTGTACTCCTCCCCACAAAGGTCACATACGCCAACTTTACGAGAAGTGAAGTCGTGATCTAGGTCAGGGTGCTCATGGGCTGCGTGAACAGAGAGACCATGATTATTCTCAGTGCTATAATTACAACCATCAGCAGGACACTCTACATTCGACATAAGTTTATATTGTTGTTTCTACTATTTAAATCTTTTGATATAATGAGCAGCCCTTAATGCTACAATAGAGACTCTCTATCATTAAAATTTATTCCTCCATGCTTCGGTCATAAGGGTAGAGTCTTTAAGTGCACTACAGAAACGCTTTGCAAAATTCGGTCCACGAACTCGTACCATCCTTGCGTAGCACGTGCGCCAAGTTGCTCCCAAACTACTCCAGGCTTGGAGAACACTTTTCCGGGTCCACCCAGGAGGGAGCGAGTCAAAACCGGTGTGCGGATCGTCTACTCCACGAACGTTAACAAGTTCCTCAGAATCCATTTCTTCAAGTGTCGCAAGGCTCGCACTACTATTGTTAACGTATTCAGCCAGTTCAGACGCATACGTTTCATGAATATACTCACGCTTCGCATCTTCAAGAACTGCCGGATCGTGCGGATCTCCATCGCAATACTCGTAGACCGCACTCATTTCAGCCTCATCCACGTCTCCTTCAACGTCTTCAAAACTCTCAATATCTTTCCCATCATCGTCTTCAAGAGCCGCATTGCTATCAATCTCTTCCGCAGTGACGGCAACAGAGCCTCCTTTCTGAAGTGCAACGATGTAGACAGGCCGCTCCTCAGATGCGTCGATCTCTTGCATTTTCACATCCTGTCGCTCCCGCTCGTTTTCGATTCGCTCTACTCGATTGGCAGACCCAGCAGGATATTCAAATGGCTCTTCGACGAATGCGGCGATGATCCCGACACCATCAGGTGTGCTAACAATCTCGCCAAGGTCGAACTGTTGTAACTCTTCGTGTGTTAACTCGTTCTTGAATGGCGTTAAATCAATTTCTTTCATAATCAGTCATGAATTGGCTCTATTGTCGTTGTGTCTTGGTAGTGGAATGGCGGTGTTGGCGGAATCGGATCAAACCCTTCCCGAAGGAACTGCTCTCTCGTTTGATCCATAAGTTGCCCTTGAATGTCACCATCTCCGAAATACACTTCAGCACCATTCAGAGACCGTGTCAACGGAGTACTTGGACCATCATTGACGACACGGAATCCAATGATGTCAGGGTCGGACTCGAATTCCTTCAACTTTGTCGTCTCTTTGGCATTTTTTGACTCCATTTGTGCGATTAATTCTGCCCGCTCGCGCAACTTCGCGTCATTGTATTCATTCTCAACACGCGTTCGTGTCTGTTCCCATGTCGATCCACCACTCGAAGAACGCCTGATCTGTATCCGCATCAATCGCAACATTTCTTCGAGCGCGTCTTCAGTCGCATTTTCGACGTTCTGCACATAGAATCTAACATCGCGCGATTGAGTGAACGAATGCTCGTCAGACCCAATCAGTTCTTCGACCGCTGGCTGAACTCGATCCCTGAATCGAGACCGAGACATCTGTTGTCGAAGAACAGAGTTCGCAACATTCTCGAATTTCGTTGTCGCATATGATGGCGCATCTTTGAATTCTGACTCAATTCGGTCGAGTGTTTGATCGCGTGCGCCGACCATCGCATCATAGATCGCGTCAGCGAGCGCAGAATCGTTGCTAAGGGATAGTTCAAATGTTTGCGTGGTCTCATGCCAAACTCTGGCCGAAGCCGATTGTGACACCGCTGAGGGCGTCTCAGAAGGTGCTGGCTCTTGCGCTGGTCCAGATCCCTGACTATCGTCTGAGACAATGTCGCTAAATGGTTCATCAACTGAATTCGGAATCTCAGGAACACCATCATTGCCCGGACTCTGTGTGTTCGGATCACGCTGTCCGGGCTTGCGCTGATCTTTTGGTATATAGTTAATGATATTTTCGCGCTGCGGAATCTCAGGTTCGGGCTGACCCGGTTCGCCAATCTTCAGCCGAATGTTCTTCGCCGTCTCTTCGTCGACGCCGAACTGTTGTGCGACTTCTTGCACGACCGGCGTAAACTTCTCTTCAATATCTCGGCGTGTGTCCTTTATTTGACGCTGTGTCTCCTGTTGTTGCGCAACGCCGCCAAATTGGCCGACAGCAGTATCCTGAGTGAATGCGCCGAGCGCAAATTTCGGGATCGGCATGATCGACATAATCCACTCGATATCGAACTGAAGCGACTCAGCAATCTCGGCAACTTCGCCCGAAACCGTTTCAACGCTGATATCGCCACGAACACCCTGCTTCATGCCAGCATGGAAGTTACTCATCTCGTGGGATTTCATGAATTCATCGATATCATCGCCTTCCCACGGGCTGTCTTCAGAGCCAAACAGGAATAGCCAGAGCGGATACGCCTTCGACGCAATGGCGTCATCGTTGTCGGAAAGTTTGTTCCGCAACCCCTCGATTCGGTCGCTCACTGCTTCGAGTCTCGACGTTCCGAACAACTCGCCAGCGTCGGCGTCTCGCGCCATCTTGATGATCTCGTCTCGCTGGAAGCCAATCTTGAAGTCGTCATCAACATCATTATCTTCAATTCCACGATTCCGTCCGCTGACAGGCGTCGAAAAGAACGTCTCGGTTTCGCCGAGGTCCTGTAACCACGCTGCCGCGCCACCTGATTCAGCCGATGGAGCCCCCTCGTGATCTTCATTATCGCTCGGGTCGAGCAAGATGGATTGCCCCGGTCGAGTGACGGCTTCCATTGTCTCAGCGTTGATCAGTTTCAGTCCAGCAAGCCGGTCACTGTCTTGACCATCAGGCGCTTTCTCGACAAATGCCGTCCCACGGACTTCCTGTTGCACGACCGCCTTCTTCGCCAATTTCCTGAAATCTTGCTCTTTCTCTCCTTCGACAATCGCAGCAGAGTTTAACCAATGATCCAATTCTCGTAGCGTCTCACGGTCGACGCCTCTTGCCTGGATATAGTACCCGGGCTCCATCACTTGCCGCGAAAACGACGTAATCGACTTTCGGACGAATGGAACCGTCTCGAACTGCCGCCAGTATTTCTGTAGTGCGTCATTGTCTGGCTCAGTTCGATCGAAATCCTCCTGCTGAAAGGTGAATGGTTTAAAGGGACCGCGATCTACTGTGCCAGTATCATCGTATGATCTAACGCGAGCATTACTATCATGCGCAAGCTCGGATGCCCGCTTCTTGACACCATCTCGAAGGCTGGATAGCCCGAAACTATCATTATTCATTGTCGTAGACTCCCAAGATTAAACGGCTTTTTCGACTTTGTGTCGGGTCGTGCGAGTTGTTGCTTTGATTTTGCCCAGACAGCAAGCGAGAGAGCATCGCTGTAATCATCATGCCCACCAGATGGATGCTTGATCTTCACCTTGCCTGAACTCGTGTAACTGTACGTCAAGTCAAGGCATTGTCTAAACATCTTGTTTTCGGGTTTGTCCTTGCCTTTGATGAAGTAAAACTGGATTTCGCCGTCTTGCAGAACGTTCTTCAAGTTATTGTACAAGGACTGCTTCTTCTTGCTCGTGAACTTGAATCCCTCTACCCGACGACCGATATCTTCTTTCAGTTGATCGACAACGCTCTCTCCAAGGCCCGTCGAGTCGATGACGATCTTCGAGAAATCATAGAACGTGTCAAGTTCCTTGATTCGGCCAATCGACTCAGTCATCGGCGAATCTGTCTTGTACTCGATGTTGAACACATTTCCTTCATCATCAATACAGATATAGACGGATGTGTCAGCACCCTGTGCGGCAAGGTCGGCACCAAGATACGTTATTGGGCTCTGTTGTTGAACAGGGTTGCTTGACGTGCAGTTCATTAATTCTTCGCGCTGGAAGAATGAGTCAGACGATGCCACGAACTCGCCAAGAATCTCCTGTCTGAACTGCGTTCTCGTCAACTGACGCTCTTGCTCGTTTATGAATTCATCATCGACGAGGGGGTTTGCCGATGTCGGCACCTGTTTCGTGTACCACGAGTCGTCATCGAACTTCTCGTACAGAAAGCCCTTCTTGCCGAACGGCGTCGAAAGAAGAACGAACATCCCATCCTCGACAGCAAGCATCGGTGACAGCACTTCTCGGAAGATCTCATCGTTGATGAATGCAGCCTCGTCAACGATTATCAGATCTGTCCCGTATCCACGAATATTTGACCCGTCTCGGCCAACAGGAAGACAGACAACTCTTGATCCATTCTGGAACTTGAGTTCGGTCCTTGTGCTGTTTTCGATCCCCCACTGTTCATCGGTCATGTCAGAGTCTCGAATCTCTTTCTTGACCTGATTGAACAGTTCCATCGACTGGCGCTGCGCCTTGGCCGTAATCAGAATATCACTATTCTTTTGTGTGACGGCCATCCATAGGGAAAGCCATGCTGCCGTCCGAGATTTGCCGACTTGTCGGCCTGAGACGAACGCCTTCCGCTTCGATCCATTGTCCATAAAATCCGTCTGATAGCCGAATGGCTCTGCGCCGATGTAATGCTCGACAAAGTAACTCGGCTCATCGAGCAACCGGTGCGGATTATCCATGATACGCACTCACCGAATTCGTGTATCCCGATTTGAGAATGAAGACGTTCGTCTCGCCAGTCTCGTTGGCAAGGTGTGGCGGGACGGCCAGCACGTCTCGCGGCATGACAGTCTCCGAATCAACTGAAAACACTTTGCCCGGATCGAGCCCAATTCGCATCATTACTGGCGCAGTCGGATCAGTGTATACTTCGCTATGGATAAAGTCGTATAACTCTCGCTCGATGACCGGCCCATCATCATATTCCTGTACATCCATAACTTTTCTGTAGTATCCGCCCGAAAAGTCTTCAATCATCTGCGTTACGCGCTTCGCGCAACGCACTCAGTTCTTCCGCAATGCTTTCCTGTGCATTTGCCTTCTGCGACTCAGGGTCATCCATCACGCCAAGCTTTTCGAGTTTTTGTGTCACTGACTTGTCGAGCCGGTCATACGCAATGTTGAGCACGTTCTCCTCATCGACTTTGATGGGTTTGCCGTCATCTGTGTATCCGACAGTCTTGTCACGATCGACAAGCCCCTTTTCGTCAATGTACTCGTTCGCGTTCTTGAGTTTGTGCATGTCGATCGCCACGTTTCGCACCATTTCGAGTTTGTATTTCGAGTCAGCATCAAACGGCGCATCATCGAGAACGGATTCGACAATCGAATCTATCCAGCGCTGCTCGGACGTGCTTCGATTTTTGTAATAGTTCTGCCGATCGGCGTACATCCCGTGCTTCTCGGCATAGTTCGTGCCTTCACTGTCTGAACAGCCACCATGAAGATAGCAGCGTCCATCATCATTATCCGTCCGAAATCCGGCTGGATGCGCACAGTAGCCGATGTCTTGTGGCCAATCTTCGGGCAAATTGTAGTCTCGAATCTTGGCTCCACAGTGTCCATCTGTTGGCTCTTTGTCAGGCATCGTGGTCCTCCGAATAAGTAAGCATCTGTGTAATATATGTTTCGGCGCTTTTAAGTCCGTTTAAAAGTACTCCGTTTTCTCTCGAATCATTTGTCGTATTCTGTTGTGTTCACGAGAACTCATATCATTCACTTCCATCAAATTCTTGAAGGAGTCGCGCAACACGATTCTGTCCGAAATCTGTTTACTGCTCGTTTCACCATTCTCAATATAGTCTGAGAGTGCTCTGTCGGAAACAAGAGAACAGATTGCCAACAAGACTTTTTCGTATGACTTTCCGCCGAACCTCTTCGACGAAAAATCCATTTCTTCTGCAATGTTTATGACACGGCTCCTCTCAGGCTCAGGAAATTCGAGAATGTTCGTAAACGTTTCTGCATCAGACACGATTCGTGACCGTCGTATGGTTGTCTTTCGATCTGATTCACCCCTGCCATGATGTGTGTCGTATAATGATTCTAACTTTTCTTGTCTGTGTGCCGGTGCTTCCCAATAGTAAAAGGTCGTCTCAGCAGTTGACCACTGATTCTCGGCAGCAGTCGTATTCTGATCGATCCAATCCTCCTCTGCACTCCGTGACCCGTTTCCGGAAGATCTGTCAAAAGGATATAGATTCGTTGCAGAATCCATTAGATAGTTGATGGTATGGTCTGCTGACACTTAAAACTTTTGGTATCTTGATATTATTCCACTTGCGCCGCGACTCGCCGAAGGCGATCCCGGGCGTTGCGTCTCGCTTCGCTCGACCATAGTCGCTGGCGCGTGACCGCACAAGGTCGGTGTCGCAAGAGAGCATTCGGCCGCTAACCGGAGACGTGTACACGCGTGCGCGCAGTTGTATAATATAATTGTACTAATTGTACAATCAGACGAGTGGTGTAAATACTCCACTCGTACGAATAAACAACATACTATATTTATTTCATTACTTTAATTACTAGTATTGTCTGATCAACTTATACAACTCGCATCACTATACTTACTGTGATCAGTTAAGTCTTACGAATATTATATCATTAGTTACGCGAGCCTTGTTTCGGCCACTCGGAAGGGGTTCGCGCAGCGATGAAAGGATTCGCGGCATGAAGAATCATGATAAACCCATTGGCCTGGCGAGAAACTGAGCATATTTTTTCTCGCGGGTGGGCAGGGGATATAACGAAAGATCATGACAAATTATTTAAATT